GGGAAACATCGTTGTAATGACAATGTGTTTCCATTTGTATGGGAAACGACTTCATGACCGTGACATAAAGTTTGAATATGTCAATGAAGGTGATGATTGTTTCTTCATAATCGAACAGGGTGATTATGACCGTATACCAGATATTGTAACATTTTTCCTCCAATTCGGATTGCAAGTACGCATCGAAAATGTAGTGACGTTGTTTAACAAGATTCAGTTCTGTCAAACTTCTCCGATCTGCATTGATGGCGTCTGGCGCTTGATCCGAATGCCAAAAGCTGTCTTCTTCAAGGACCTCACTCAGTTGTACTGGAAAGGGGTTCCTACATTTCACAAATGGTTAAATGAAGTTGGCATTGGAGGTGCTATTCTCAATCGCAAAGTTCCTGTTTTACAAAATTTATATCGTAGGATGAGGAATGATGTCGGTGCAAAGGTCAAGTTTGCTCCATCCTTGGAAAATGAAATGTTCCATAGTGGATTGAAAGTGTTGACAAGGGGCATGGTAGATGATAGTTTCTGTCCATGTTCTCCGGAAGATCGTTATCAGTTCTATTTGACTACGGGTATCCACCCAGATGTACAAATTGAGTTGGAGCAGATAATTGATAATTTGCCGCAAGGTTTCATCGGGCCCGGTGAAATTGATTCGTTGGTAAATACCTTCCCCTCTACTTTTTCCACCTTACTAAATGACCAAAGTAAGTAAATCTACTAAATCTGCACCAAACAAACAACCTATAACCAAGGTTCCAAAACAAAAGAAGACCGTTTCATCGAACGGAAACAACAAATTAAGTAAAAGTGTCTCTGATCTCATTGGATTAGGCGCCGACGTGTTGCTACCGGGGGCTGGCTCCATAGCACGATCTGTCTCTGAGAAAGCTATGGATGCATTCTCGAGAATCACTGGGTTCGGTGATTATCAGATCAATGAGAATTCTCTCATTGCACATCCGAATGAAGAGGCTCCAAAGCCTGTCTTCGGTCATGGCGGCCAACGTGAAAAAGGCACTGAATTTGTTGGTTTTCTCAAAACTCCCGCTACTGATGTATGGACTTTGAGTGAACATTATTTGATGAACCCTTCTAATCCAAAATTGTTTCCCAGACTCTCGCAAATTGCTGCTCTCTACCAACAATGGTGTCCTCATGGACTCATATTGAGGTTTGAGTCCACATGTTCTGAGTCTGTTTCGACAACAACAACAAGCATGTCTATTCCTTCATTGATCGCTAGTACTAACTATGATGTCAATGCTGAGAGACCTATAAATGCAAAACAACAACTCAATCAATATTTTGCTACCTCTTCCAGAGTAAACAAAGACTCTATGCATCCCATCGAATGTGATCCTAAACAACGTCCAACTGAAATTCTATATACATGGAACAACGGTCAAGGGACAAAGGATCAGAATTTGAGTAATCTCGGAGATGTTGTGATCGCGTTTCAAGGTGGTCAATCAACAAACCAAGTGGCATTTACTGCATACAAGGTTTATGTTGAGTTTGATATTGAGTTCCTCAAACCACGTGTCAAATCTGGCCCTGAATTTGAGGATTTCTACAAATTAACCGTTCCTTCAACAGGTCTCCCATTTGGATCAGCCTTCGTCATGGATGATATTTCAACAGAGTACAATTTTCCACAAATTCCATACACTGTATCAGGAAATACCATCGTATTCGATCCCAATTATGATGGTGATGTACTTGTCGATATGATGGTGAACTACACCGCGGGAACTGTGTCTGCTTTAGATTTTACGTTGACTGGCGGAGCCACTGCGTTACTCTATTTCATGGATGACACAGACTCGAAAGTTCAAAATTTGACAGAAACCAGCATTTATTCTTGGTGTATACAAGCAATTCGAATCTCCGGTGGAGGTACAATTACTGTGTCAAACATTACGGCAACAGCTTGGAATCATGGATCTCTAGTTATATCTAGTTTGTGATTTTGAGAAAATAAATTATAAAATGTAAATATTCAAACAAAAACTCGCGGTTGGGCTGTTGTTGCGCCGTGGTAAAGCCCGCAACAGACAACTAAAACGAGCCTATCACTTTTGTGATTCCTGTCAGCATAGGAGACAGATTGCCA